CTACAGAACTTCTTTGTAGTGCAGTATCTAAGAACATTTCGTTTCCTACCATGTTGAGATAGTATGCATTGTATTGTGTATTATATGCAAGAATATCTAATAGAGTAGAAAGACCTGAACCTGAAAAGTTATAGTCCTTAAATGTATCTTGACTCTTTAAAAATGTTATTAAACTCGATTTAATATCTGCAAAATCTAAATCTGCAAATTGTATACTTGAGTTGGCTGTTGCCATTATCTTGACCTCTCAAGAAGTAGATTAATAGATGATGGTAATGTGTTATTTCCAACAAAGAACTGTAGCTCAACAAAAAAAGCATTCTGGTCATCTAATGACAACACATTAACATTAATTAAATTGACTCTCGGCTCATAATTTACAATAGTGTTTCTTATTTCTGTTTCTAGTGCCGAAGCTGTAATCGCTGTTGTAGGCTCAAACAAATACCCATTAACATTTGAGCCTAAGTCTGGCTGAAATGGTCTTTCATAGAAATTTGTTAGAAGTAGATTTCGGACTGAACGAACTACTGCGGTATCATCGTAACTCATTGAAACATCTTTGGTTACGGGATTCATGGCAAATGTTAAATCCAAATCTGAATATATTTTTTGTAGTGTAGTAGCCATCTCTTATTTATTCAGTCTCCAATGAATACTGTACCAGAACCTGTCTCAATTTTATCTGTACCTGCTGAGTTATTATCAAAGTCACTTCCTGTTCCAGCATCTCCAGTGTCACATGTATCACCGATACGAGCAGCCCCTTGTGTTCCACGATTCAGATTAATTGTTCTACCATTCATTCTTATGTCACCAGAAACATCTAAGTCATAATCTCCGTCTACTTTCATCCTTGCATCTTTAACGACATATATTTGTGCATCTCCCTGAATCGTTACGCTGCATTGCCCTTGAATATTAACGAAATCATCTCCTGCTACTATCTCATAGTTTTTACCTAGAACTTTCGTTACTTTGCTTCCGTCAGGCCTCATCTCAACATAAGTACCTGTTCTGTGAGCAAGGTCGATTCTTTCTGCATTAGGAGTATCGTCAAACTCAAAAACATGGCCAGATTCAGTTTCTTTTACATCATTATATGGCGGCACCGCAGCATATGCAGAAGTGGGTTCACTCCATGTTCCTCCTGTTGCTGTTGGTACATTCTTAGTTAAACTGTTATTTCTTCTTCCTATGATAGTATCATCTATCTTTTCGTTTCTATATAATCTACTTGTTGTTGGCTCACCAGGATATCTTGGGTTTCTCTTTAAGCTTCCATCAATCGGCTTGGGTGCATTTTGAAGCTGTTCATTTGTTCTTGGATCATTGAAACCTTTCTGTGGATTGTTTTCATATGCAACAGGAATAGCTGGCATAACACCAAGATACACTGGTGCTTGACCCATAGGTCCATCAAAGAAAAATCCAAATACCCAATCACCTTCAAGTGGTGTCTTTGATTCATTTGAAGTGTTTGTTGGTAATACTGGTTGCGCCCAAGGTAAATCTGCTGTGGGTATTAAATTTTTATCTGCTGTGTGCCAACCAAAAATTCTAATTTGACAACGACACATATTTAATGGATCGTTTCTATTTTCTACGACTCCAATCCACCAGGTAAAACCATTCATTCCTGTAAAGACAGTTGTTTGATCCATTATTTCTTCACTCCTGCTACTGTATTTTTAAATATAGGTCTTTCATTATCAACTTCTAGGTATGCTTGAGGCAGACTGTCTTTTACGATTTCGAGAATTGTATTGTAACCACCAGTTTGAATAATGTGTCTTACCGCAGTCACAAGATACTTTCCAGAATAGTATGGGTCTAATTGTTTCGGGTCACCACTAGAAGCAGGATCTTGTGATAATAGATTAAAGTTTACTGTTGTGCCTACAGTCACATTAGGATCACCTGCAATATATAGCTTTGCTCTGGTGTAATTCGCAAGGCTTATCTGTGATTTTCTCTGTGAGAAAAATGTTTCGACAAACATATCTTTTGTAACTGACCCAGGTCTTGATTTAATATAATCTACTTTTTCCCATCCACTGTTTGTTCCTGCTAACTTAAAACAAGCTTGTGGTGTCTCATACAAAGCATTACCAAATCTATTTTTTAGATTATTAACTACAGGAAAGTTATTCAAAGATTTTGATTTGTTGTGATAGTCAAGATAATTGAAATCTGTTGTTTTGTAGTCACGAAGAAGTGGGTCTATTGTAATTAATCTGTTTGCAAAAGTACCAGAAGAAATTCCTTGAATTGCATTAAATGATTTCAGTATTTCATATCCAAGAACATTGAATACTTCTTTGTCTATATTTCCATCATAATTCTCCATACTAATATTCTTTGGTCGATATTCGTATGTGTAGTATGGAGCTTTTTCAAATAAAGATTGTAGTGATGCAAAGTTATACCCTTTTGCATTTTCAAAGAAAAGCATATCTGCACCAATTTTTGTTGCTGACTGAGCATACAACGAAATCATATTAACAGCTTCAAATGGTTTTAGATTTGGAATTATGATACTATAGACACCTTTTGTTTGTTCGATGTTTTTAGGATCATATTTGTTGCTTGGTACTCTCAAATAAGTTAAAAGAACATCATTAATAATTTGAGATATGCCTTTGCCATTATATGATTTGCTTATCTTATACTGTTCAGACAAAACTAATTCATCAGAGCAAAAATGTATTACATAATTTTCTGTGTCGAATCCTGTAGTCTTTTGTCTATTGCTTATGCTGTATATTCTGAATAGCTTGTCTATCATTATGTTAGAATTACCATCTTTACCAAAAGCCATACGGATATATTCGTTTCCGTGCAGACCCATCTTTTCAATCAGACCTTGAGCATCACTTATTAAAATCTGACCAGACACAGAGTTACTGTAGATATCCTCAAAGTAAGATAATTCTACCAACATTGGCTTTAAGTCTAATGTAATGAATTGTCCAGACAGGACATTTAAGGCTATCAGATTGTAGTCTTTTGAATATCTGATTCCGTTTGTTGTGCTGTCTGTGGAGTAATCTCTATTTACTCCAACGGTAGTATTATCTACTAATGTTGTTGTCATGTTATGTGCTTAATAATGATTTTAATCTTTCTTCCATTGGGCCAGCATACGAACTATTAATAACATTCACTTCTCTTTTTTCTTCATTCGTTTCTAATTCATAGTCGTAGATATTCTGTGTCTCTTTTGTTTGCGTCACAGTAACATAACTCAAAGCATTAAAATATTTTGTTGTTACTAGGTTGCTTGGAAGATTAGCATATGTTTGTGCATCTACTTTGTACTTCATGGTAGTTTCTATTTGTGAACCAGAATCATAAGTCGTAACAACTTTTTTATAATACTTAACGGTTGACTTTGTATATGCAATTACTGTTTGATTGTTAGAATTCGCTGCATCGTAATATTTGTCTTGAAGATATGCATCAAAGTTTATGTTTGACAGTGCAAGATCCCATTGCGGATCCATAATATTATTACCATACAAAAATATCCAATATCTGTATGGATTGTCATAATACTTAGATGCTATGATTTCTGGTGTGTCACCATCTTGCATTGTATATCGATAATACAAAGAAGGATTCTTTAATAAACTTGGAACTAAATTTACTCTAGCCAAAAGATTCGTCGATAGGTTGACGTTTCCTCTACCATCTGAAGTAATAAGTTTAGGAAAATTACTGAAGTATTTCATTATCTCATTTGTCCTATTGAAGTGTTCATTCTAGTTCTATCGAGAATATCCATTTCTTTGAATGACAGAGTTAATATTGTTTGTACTGGTGCACCACCAGAGTATGCTGCCCAACCATTTGGCGCATAATCTACTGAGATATCTTCCAACACACAGTCACCAACTTTATAGAGTCTATCGTTTTCAACACCAGTAGAAGCGGCACCAAATCTATTAGCTAATGCATTTCCTATGGGCACTCCAGGAATAATACTGTTCCCTGCTTTTTGTAACATATTAGTTAAACTAGAAAACTGTCCTGTTTCAGCCATCAAAAACTGCATATTGAATATTGAAGGAGGAGTAAAATACATACCATTTGTTTCAGTTTGAACTGTTGGGGCTGCTGCATAGAGGAAAGAGTTTACGATTGCAGAAACTTGATCTGATTCTTCTTTT